GATCACGAGATCAGGACCCTTACCAACACCACCAGCGTAGTGAGCACATTGACGGTAAGTCTTACGCAGTTGCGTAATACCGTTAGCACCGAACGACGAAATGTCGTTGTACTGGTTGAAGTGGAAGTAGCTGCTGCTCTTGTCGACACCTTGAACAGTGTCAGTCTGAGACGCAGGGGCCACGAAGTCCAGAAGACCGTTGGTGACACCAGTTCCAATACCGGAACTGAACTGACCGTTAAGAGTCAGAAGACCGTAAAGCTCCGAAGAACCAAAGGCCAAGCCACGGCTGGCACCAGTAAGGAGGAACTTGTTCAAGTCCGCCTTAGCTGCTTCCATCGCAGTCTGAGGATATTCCTCGATGAGTCGGATGACGGCAAGCTTTCCGCTGTTCTGGTTGAGTTCCCGCTTGGGAATGTTGATAGCCATAACCATACGGTGTGGCTCAACCTCGTACTTACGGATTTGTTGACGACGGGTCATGTTCAGTAGTTCGTCACCGACGTAGACACCAACACCGCGAGCAGGTGCACCACCGGAGAAGGAACGTTCAATCTTCGTTCCGCCTTCCATGGGCATACGTGCTTTCGAGTTAAGTGCTTCGAACAGTTCATTACTACGAACAAATGAGTTTACCAGAGGCCCACGGAGATCCGCGAACGTAGTATTCAGCAATTCTGTACTGATAGACATTATGTTCTCACTAAGAGTAGGTTAAAAAAACTTTGTTCTCGCCTGCCCGCGACGCTTAAGTCAGACCAAAATGGCTACCTGACACGCCTAAGTGGGTGCCTTATTTGTATACATCACATAGACAAATGCTGCAAGTAGCTAAAATTTAAGTCTTATGATTTATTAAAGCCGCGCAAAGTCAACGCTAACTGAACCCGACGCAAAAGCTTACGGTCGCCCAGGCTGAGTTTTTTATCGCCCTGACCTTTTTTACGTAGTTTAGTTTTTATAGTTTTCAGCTTTTCCGCCGAGATGGGCTCACCTTCTGGTGTACCTAAAGCCTTCCGCAGTGCACCCTTATTTTTGACCGCACCCTTAATCCACTTATCACCCACAACGTCCTCCATTTCGGCAGTCATCGAATAACATGATAACATTACCGTTATGGCAACAACTACGAAGAAGAAAAAAGCAAACCGTAAAAACGTAGTCACTGGTGGTGCAGAGTTTGCGACTGCCCCAGGAATACATGAAGGTAAGGTGCGAGCGCTGTTCGCCACGCCTGACGCGTTTGTTTCTATGTGCCAGATCGTACGAGAAGACGAGTCAACAGGCTACATGGAGCCAACACATACGCAGAAGAAACTACTGAAAGCCTACGACGAGAATCGCTGGCTTATGGTCAACAAGTTTCGTCAGGCAAAGATTACGACTGTGTCAGTCATGCTGCTGCTGCGAGACTGCATGTACCTCAGCGGCGTCAAGGGACTGCTTATTGCAGAGCGTCAAGACACAGCAGAAGACATCTTTGAGCGCATACTATTCGCTTACAACAGGCTGCCCGACGACGTCAGGATGCCGCTAACGCCAGGTAAAAAAGCTGGCGCAACGCAAATGCAGTTCATACACGGAGGCGGAATCAAGGTTCTGACTGCCGGCGGACGATCCCCTGCGATCGGTAGATCAATCGACCGCCTGGTCATTACCGAGTTCGGTGAGGCGCAGTGGCAGCGTAAAGCAGCCATCAACATATTCCCCACCGTCAACAAGAGGCCCAATGCCAAGGTCATCCTTGAGTCAACGCCAGGTAGAGCCGGATCACACCACGAACAGATGTGGCGCTCGGCGCTCGAGGGATCCAGTCGATTCCACCCACTGTTCCTTGAGTGGTGGGAAGACAAGAGTTGCCGTGAGATGGATGACTCGTTCACACCTACGTCGGCCGAACGTGACTACATGGCTCGACATGATGGTATGTCGCCGCACAACCTGGCATTTCGTCGGCGAGGACTAAATACAGAGTTTGTCGGTGACACACGTCTGTTCTCCTGCAAGTACCCATCAGATGCGTATGACGGATGGCTCGGAACAACTAACCCCGTCATGCCCGCAGAAATACTAAAACCATGGCTGGAGAAAGCGAAGAAAGATCCAGACGTCGGCGCATATGCCTGCCATGAGTTTGAACCGCCGAAGCCAGGACACCAGTACCTCATCACCGCTGACCCCGCAGGATTCGGTAGTACCGGTGATAAGTCGGCCCTTACTGTGTGGGACGCAACCGACTGGAAAGAGATTGCGTTCTGGGAAGACCGTGAATCCCCAGATAGGTTTGCGCATAGACTACAAGTGGTGCAGAAGCGGTACCTGGGCGCACTACTCGCAGTTGAGTCAAACGCAACAGCGTGTATCGCAATCCTAAAAGATCAAGAAACTCGGAACCTGCTCTGGACTGACCGGAATCATCCCGGCTGGTACGCAACGAATAAAAGACTACAAGAGTCTGAAGCCCGACTGGTCCAGATGCTAAGACAAGAAGACCTTTCCATCCGAAGTCGTGGTATGCTCCACCAACTACTTAACTATGATGGCAGTCGAAAGAAGCGCATCCGAGGGGAAGATGGCACGATTCACCACTTCGACCGCGCACGAACAGCCGTTATGGCGGCCGACATCCTGTCGAGAAGACACTTCACACAAGCCGCAGCGGAAGTAAAATCGGATTACATGCCAGGACAAGTTACAATTAAGCAGCTTGACATTATTAAGTCTCATAAGAGACGTGAAGCACGATCACCGTTTAGACCAGCCTCAAACATTTGGAAGTAAAAAATGGACTACAGCAAGAAGAAAGCCGAGATGGCGAAAGCCGCAAAGAACAGCGACAACGAAACTAAGGCGGCCGTCCAGAGCATGACTGACGAAGAGAAGAAGAAGGCACTGGACGAGAAAAAGGGTGAGATCTCTAAAGAAGAGATGGATAAGAAGGCCGATAGACTCGCCAAGATTATGCAGGGCAAGAAGGATAAATAGATATGCCGTCCAAGCTGTCAAAACTGATCGACCGTCATCTGAACTATTACAAGCGTTCAGAGAAGAAAGACTTCGATAAAGCACGTCGGTTCTACCGAGGTAACTTCTTTACCTCCAGTGATTCCGATATCTCCGGCATGAGTTCGCACTCATACCTGTGCTCGAAGAACATCATCTACGCAATCGCCGATACGGCCGTCAGTGCCTTGCTTGGACCCAACCCATCTGTGGGCGCAATCGCACGTACTCCTCGATCTCAAGATGCGGCACCGTCCGTCACAGGGCTCGTCGAGTATGTCTTCGATGCAAATAAGTTTCGCCGTAAAGCAGCTACGACACTGATCGACGCTGTTTTGTGTAAGCGCGGAATCTTTAAGACTGGATGGGACGCGAAGAAGGACATTCCAATTGTCCGCGCAATCAACCCATCCAGCATCTTCTTTGACCTTACTGTGCGTGACGCAGACGATATCCGATATTGGATCGAAGCTACCGTGATCTCATATGATGAGTTCAAGGCCCGTGTTAAGTCTGGTCAGTATAAAGCGGAACTCGTCAAGGAAGTAACGCCTGACCGGTACCCTAAGTGGCTCATGGACGAGAACCAGAAGAGCACCACGGACACTGTTCGCGACGCCTTCCAATGGGTAACAATCTATGAGTACTACGATCGCGAACGCGGCCTAATGCAGCACTACATTAAGCAAGCTGATGCCGTCGTATTCGAAGACAAGATCGACTACATCCCGTACAGCATGTTCTCACTCAACCAGTCAGGCATCGACTGCCTGGGTCTGAGCGAGGTTCAGCTTGTCCTAAAGCAGCAAGAAACAATCAATGACCTGCTCACACACATGAAGCAGATCACGTATCTTCAGATACCCCGCGTCATGTATGACTCCGGTCGCGTAACTGAAGAAGACTTGAACAAAGCCGTAGACTCGTCGGCAGGCTCTTTTGTCGGAATCAACCCGTCTAACAGTGAAGCTCTTCGTAGCCTGGCAACTCTGTTCTATGAGATGCCAATTCCTGATAGCCCCACAGGTGTAAAGGAGTTCATCGCGCGGCAAGAAGATGACGCAGCCTTTATCTCTGCTCTGGCAGAAGCTGCTCGCGGCCAAGTCGCAGGCGCCCGAACAGCAACTGAGATGGCTATTATTGACGCTCAGCTTCGAACACGGCTGGCGACTCGCGAGGGACATCTAAACGATGCCATCGAAGACGTAGCCCGCAAGGTGTTCTACCTCTGCAAGAAATACATGAAGACAAACAGACTCATCCGTGTGTCCGGGTCAACCAAGTGGGCTGAGCTTAGTCACAAGGACCTGGTCGACGTTGAGGTCGACTTCGAGATGGTTAGCTACAACCCGATCAGACGTAACCCAGGCATGATGGCCGAGACCCTGATTCAGATGTTGCCCTTCTTGTCTCAGAACGAAAACGTCAACATACGCAGGCTTACGGAAGAGATTCTCACTAACCTGGGACTCCCAAGCAGAATCTTGATTCCGGAAGAAGATATCATAGCCGCACAAGAACAGGCCGCAGCACAACAGCAAGCAATGATACAGGCGGAGCAGACCGCTAAGCTCGGCGGTGCTGCCGCCGGTAGACCTGCGATGGAAGCACAGCAAGCCGCACAGGTTCAGCAGCTAATGCAAACACTACCACCAGAAGATGCGCTCGCGTTAGCCGAGGAACTCGGAGCACCCGTACCCTCAGGAGAGGTCGCGACTGAAGACGTCCTCCCAGGCGGGGGCGGCGCACCCATACGTGGCGAGGCATAGGAGTCTACCGTGGCACTGTCGAAAAGAGATAAGCTGAGAAAGGCTACGATACTAAAGAAGCATCGGTTGAGCGGGGTAAATAAAGCCAAGCGCACACCAGACCACCCAAAGAAAAGCCACATCGTATTGGCCCAAGAGGGTAGTCAGTTAAAGTTGATTCGCTTCGGGGAGCAGGGCGCGAGCACCGCCGGTAAGCCTAAGTCAGGTGAGTCGGATCGGATGAAGAAGAAACGTAAGAGCTTCAAGTCTCGTCACCAGAAGAACATTGCTAAGGGTAAAATGAGCGCAGCCTACTGGGCTGATAAGGCGAAATGGTAATGGCTGAATACGACGACATGATGGGCGCTATGAAGCGTGACGCGGAGAAGTCTGAGTCATGCCCAACGGCAACACAAGACGTAGAAATAAACTTAGAGAACCGCCAGAACGCGCTGGATACCAAAGAGTATGGACCAGCTAATCCAGGACTGGACGCTGAAGGCGGCAATCAAGAGTTCTGGCAACGTTACGCAGATCGCTTTAACGACACGATCGAAAACGTAATGACCATGCGATGCGGAAACTGCAGCTTCTTCGATACATCAGAAGAAATGCAAGAATGTATCGCTACCGGTATCGGAGATGAGGGTGACCCCGAGTCTGCTGTGGATGCAGGAGAACTTGGATACTGCTCGGCACTCGACTTTAAGTGTGCCTCACAACGCGTCTGCATTATCTGGGCCGGAACTAAAGATGGCTAAAAAAGCTAAAAGCCGAGTCAATGAGGCAGGTAACTACACCCAGCCCGAGAAGCGCAAGCGCCTATTCAATGCAATTAAAGCCAGCGGTAAGGGAGGTAAGCCAGGACAATGGTCGGCACGCAAGGCTCAGATGCTGGCTAAGAAGTACAAGGCAGCCGGTGGGGGCTACAAGTAATGGGAAATAAAGCTAAATCCCAAAAGTCTCTAGACCAATGGACAAAGCAGAAGTGGACTACCGCTTCAGGTAAGAAGAGCAGTGATACCGGCGAAGTATACGCACCGAAAAAAACTATCGATGCCCTCAAGAAGTCTCGATCCGGAAAGAAAAAGTTGGCCGCAGCGAACAAGGCTAAACGCAAGGCAACCAGTCAAGGTAAGCAGTTTGCGTCTCACGGCCTCCACAAAGGCAAAAACAGATCAGGTACAGCATGAGTCTAATAATGAACAACGTAGAGTGTACGGGTTGCGACTTCTTCGAAGAAGAGGCGATCTACCGTAGAGCCGATGGACCAGACAATTGCCCCGAGTGCGGAAGCAAGCGGAAGATGTCGTTTAAGGGACTACGCTACGCTATCCATGGTCAAGGACCAGGATCATTCGCCGCAGTCGACTTCGGTGTTCTCGGTAAAGCCGAGACTAAAGAAGACTACGATCGATGTATCGCAACTATTGAGAAGCGGTTCCCCGGCAAGAGAGTCAACATCCAAGAAGAGAACGACGCTCAAAGGGCAAACCGAGTCGAGACCATCAGGCACAATAGCTGGAAAAGAAAACAAGCACGCGGATGCGATGACCAGATGCTGAAGGAACTAGCTACGTACCAGAAAGCAATGAAGGCCGAAGGGACTCCCCTAAAGCCAAAGCAACCCGCACCAGCAAAGGCGAAGTAATGCCCGACCCAACAAAGAGAAACTTGCTATCTGACATCGAACTTGTCGAGTACGCGCAGAAGCAAGCCTCGATGAACGAGCGATCTCTTAGAAAGGTCAAAGAAGACCTTCGGCGAGATGGCCTGGTCTACGAAGACCGCAACTCCGGTGAGCGTAGAACGCTGCCGAATAAGTTTGTTCGGGCTATCGGAGAGCACGCTACATTTGAGCTAATCGACCCAGACCTTGAAATGTCTGACACGAATCGAGTAAATTAGTTACACCACACTGGTACACCACCAGACTTCAGGAGTCTTCATGCCTACCGACCCGAAAACTGGCGAGCGCCTTCCTAACCCCGGAGAACCCGGAGCAGAAGCAGGGGCCCCTCAATCACCTGAGATGGCGACAAAAAGTGCCCAAGGCGAAGACCCTATCCGGGACGCGACAGAGCTAATCGCAGATATAGACAAAGAAATTGCTGAGCGGGAAGGCAAGGAAGCCCCCCAGGGCGAAGGCGAGATGAAGGCTGAGGGCGGTGCAGAAGACCTCAAGCCCCTCGAGGAAACTCTCGGCATCACGCCTGACCGCGCTAAGATGCTTTTTGATGCGGCCCAGGAGCTTGCAAAGACTCAGGGCAAGAGCCCACAAGAGCTTGCCGACATGATCGCAAAGGACTTTGAAGTCCTCATGCAGCTTGAGATGGTTGCCGCTCGCGGCAAGGATGATCAACCAGAAGAAGCACAGGCAATGCCTGAGCAACCAGCAGAAATGATGCCAGGCGCTGAGCCTGCAATGACACCACAAGGGGGAATGTAAACTCATGCTTAACGAAGATAACGAAACCGTAGATGAGGCAGTAGCGACCGATACAGACGCAGCACAAGAAAGTAGCGTCGAGGCCGTTGCCGATACTCCGGAACCGATGGAAGCATCTGATGCGACCCCCGTTGAAGTAGAAGAAGAAGTAGAAGTACCACCAGTGTTCGACTGGAACGGCGAGATGGAAGCCCTCCACGAAGCTGAGTGGGTACAAAACCTCGAGCCAGGAATGCGGCGCGCCGTGCTGGACGGAATCGAAGGTAAGTACCAGAACTGGCAGCGCGGATACACGAACAAGTATCAAGACCTCGCTAAGCAAAGACGTAGCGCCGAAGAGCTTATGAAAGAAGTTCGGGAGCAGGAAGTTAAGGTACAGCGTTGGCTACATGGCGATATCGACCCTATGGTCGCGAAGCAGAGAGAAATTGATGAACTGAAGATTGCCCACCGATCGGCACTTCAGACGCTCCGACGTGAAGCCGAAGAAGCACACGAGAAAGCTCAAAACTCTCATGGAACCGCACTCGAGACTGCCGCGAAAGAACGTGACAACGCTCTTCGTCAGTACCAAGAGGTAAACCAACAACTCGAGAAGTTCCAAGAGACACAAACCGAGCACCAGGTCGACACCCTCGAGAAATGGCTCACCTCAGAAGCATCCGATATCTATGATAACGATGATGCCTTTGATAAGTTCTGCGAGCTTGCACGAGCGAACTTCACACCAGAAGACGCGGTCAAGATGACCCGTGCGCTCTACCCACCACCAGCACCAGAACCGACCCCAGAACCAGAAGTCGTACCCGAACCAGAGCCCGTACCCGAAGGTATTAAGCTCATGAACATGGGACCCGATACAGCTTCAGGTACAGAAGGCGGAGACCCACGCTCGTTCGAAGAGATGATGGAAGCCCTGCGTAAGACTGCGATGGTCGAGAACGAACTAATCCTTCGTAGCTAAATAAAAAACCCCCGACGGCCTAAGCTATCGGGGGCTTTTCTTTGTCTACGCTGTTTAGGCGAAGATGACGTATGTGGCATCGTCGGTGGACGAGGCATGGTGAATCGTCAGTGTACCAGATGCAATGACCGCGCCGGTTGTCGCGATGTTTGCGTCCATGGACACGACGACAGGAGCACCATCAAGCTCGGAGGTAAAACCGGTGACTGACGATGATGTACCACTGCATGTCACCTTGCCCACGATGGGAGCGCCGTTGGCCACACCAGGCTCAAGAACGTAGGCGCCGGAAGTTGCGTCCTTTTTTGTGATCCGACCAACACGAACATTCGCGCTAAAATCGTTAGTAGTAGCAGTTGCCGCAGGCACAGCACCAAGAGTCACGTCACCACCAGTGCTCAGGTACACGGCGTCGCCAACTTGAGCCGCAGCGTCGGTGTCAACACCAGTAACGGTCTTCATAGGAAGTGCGAGAGGCAGGTACTCACCAGATGCACCAGCAAAGTCTGCCACGAAGAAAGGACCACGACACTTAGTAAGGTCCGTGTTGTCTGCGGGTACGCATGACAGGAAGTCACCCTGCATACCAGTAGCCACGATGATATCGTTCTCTGCAATAGCGGCACCACAGTAGACCTTTACGGCATTCGAACGACTCTTCGTTACGCCAGGGATAATTTGTTCTTGCTTAAACTTAGCCATGATTTTTCCATTCCTTTTAAGGAGTTACAAAAGCGCATAATCACGCGTGTAAATCTTACCACGAGCAGGAAAATCAGCAACTAGAAGACTAGTTCTCGTACTTGCCTTTCTTCGCCTTAGGCATCGGAC